GGCATCATCATAAATTCTTTCATTTTCTGCTCCTTATGTGGCTGGGGTTTGCGCCGTCAATAAACCATTTGTAAATGTCATGCTGCCATCCGCACCCAATGCCGTAAGCTTGGCCGTCGTGATGGTCGCGCTAATGCCGCCCGATAACGGGTTGCCACTAGAAGCTGCCGTCAATCTGCCCTTGGCATCGACAGTTATGCTTGCAAAAGTGAAGTTGCCCGGAGTGACTGTGGTGTCGTTCAGGCTTATTGCTGGAGTCAAACCACCAGTGCTTGCAATAGGTGCTACTCCAGTAACAGCGGTCACTGGTGCAATGCCACTTGCTGCGGCTGTTACACGCCCTTGGGCATCGACAGTAAACGATGCGTAGGTGTAACTAGCTGGGGTGACAGTCGTGTTAGTAATTGCCAATGCAATGGTGCCTGCGCCATTAGTGACGCTAATCCCAGTGCCTGCTGTAAGTTTATTTTTCGCGAGTCCTGGAGTGCTACCAATCAGCAAGTCTCCATCTGTGTAAGTAGATTGACCTGTACCACCACTTTCAACCGGCAAAAGGTTAATGTTCTGAAAAAGCAACTCAAACTGTCTAATCTGCTGTTGGTCAGTCAGAAATGCAGAAAGCTGGTCTCGCGTTAAATTCAACCTGCGGGAAACGGGAGCGGTTGCCATCAGTACGCCAATGCTTCGATTTGTGCTTCGAGGCGCATGAATGAAACTTGTGCATCGCTGTCGCCTCGGAAGCGTTGAATGCGCCAATTGCGCATGTGACCCTGCTGGAACCACGCTAAACGCTTGGAGGTGCTTCCAATAGTGCCGACTGCGATGCTGCGATCTTGGCTCCAGGCCAGACCGTCCGCGCTGTAGCTGGTGCTGATCTGCGGGTTTGTGCCGAGCGCAACGCTACCGGTCAAGCTGACTAACTCCAAGCGGTTGAAGATCGCACCGTTGCTCTCGTTGTATGCGATGAGCGTGCCGAATTCCCAGCGCACTTGCTCTCCCCAGTGGTGTCCGGTGTCTTGCACCAAGTAGCCGATGGAGCTGGATTGCGGGTCTCCGACCAGCCATTTGTCGTAGGCGTAGACCAGATTTCTGGCGCGGTACTGACTGAACTCGACAACACTGGTGGTGAGCGTAAACCAGACCCGTTCTTGCAAAACCTCGGAGGCGGCTGCGTCATAGACCACGGTGCGATCTGGCAGGTGGATGTAGAGGTGTTCGTGAGCCTTATCGTTACGGGCTTCAAGCTTGACCGTGGCCAGTTGCTCCTCGGTGTAATTGAGCAGCAGATTGTCGATCTCTTGTGTGCTGATCTTTTGGGTCTGCGCTGAAACCCCGAGATAGATGCCCGGTGCTTCGTTTCGACCACCACCCAAGAAAGCGATGCGGTCAACGTAGACGCAGCAGCCGAATGTGCCGATCACACCCTTGGGGACTTGAGCGCCGTCGATGCGCTGAAATGGGAAAAGATCGCCGCCAACGTTGTCAAACACCTCGATGGTGTTGCGGTTCAGCGCATAGACCTCGTTTCGGAGTTTGAGCAAGGCCACCACGGGGTCAGGATCAACTTCGGACGATCCATATTTCAGCGGATTGACTTGGGTCGGATCGTTCAGTTCGGTGACGATCAGGAACTCGCCGTCTGTCGTCATGAAGTAACCATCGACCCAAACCACATCCAGCACCAAGCCCAAATCGGGGTCTGTGACTAGCGTTAATGTTGATCCATCCCAGTAGTAAAGCCGCCCACCTGATGCGATGGCTAGTAGGTCGAAGCTGTAGTCAAAGGTCACCAGCGTATCAGTTAGGCCTCCGACGTCTCCCAGCACGATCACAGCACCCGCGCTGCTGATTTCTACGAGCTTGGTTCCCATGATCCGGTAGCAGACGCCGTTCCAGTTGATGCCGCCACGGTCAATGCCTGGGCCTGTGCCGTTGGCCACAATGCCGTCGCCTGGCCGCAAGAACCCATTGCTGATGCCAGACTGCTTTGGCACTGGGACAAAGTTGACGGGGTAAGCGGTGCGCAGCTCTGGGGCGTTGTCAGCGTAGATGCCGTTGAGGATGGGTATCTGCATCACTTAGCCTTGTTGCGTTCAGAGATGCGCTTGGCCTTGGCCTTGGCATCAGCCTTGGACGATGCGCCCCACGCCTTGAGACTGAGCAGCAGCCGGGTCGGTTCGCCATCCTTGTACTCTGGGCCAGGGTTGCCGCCCATGCGAGCCAAGAACGATGCCCTGCGTGGATTGTCACCAGTCTTGACTGGTGGCTTCAAGTTCATGCCATCGGCCTTGGCAGCAGCACGGCCCTTGGCGTTCAATCCGCCCTTAGGGTTCTGGCCTTCTTTGCGTGCGTAGGCCGGGGATGGCTTGGTGGCCATTACGCCGCCACGCCTTTGATCACTGCAAAGTTGAACACCGGGGTCTCAGTCGTCGTGCCACCAGTGGTTCGAAATGTGATGTTGAAACTTCCAGCCGCCACCGCAGTGACCATCAGGTCATACAAATCAGTTCCTGATTTCTGGTTCAGGATGATCACATCGGTTGCCGCCACAGTGGTATTGGTTACGGTAAAGGTCGTGGCGACTGTTGTGCCTGCTGCGCTGAAGAGCGTGATGGCACCCGTTGTCTTGGCAAGCGTCACGCCTGTGGTGCGGCTTGTGATTTGGGTGACAGCACCGCCAGCGCCCGTTGCGTAGCCTACGCCTGCCGTGCCGGTTGATGCAATCACTCCCGTTGCGGTCAGGCTCGTGCCGGTGGCTGCGCCGATGACTGGTGTCACCAAAGTCGGCGTGTTGGCAAATACTGCCGCCCCTGTGCCTGTCTCGTCTGTCAGGACTGCCGCCAAGTTTGCACTAGATGGGGTTGCAAGGAATGTTGCGACATTCGCAGCCAGGCCAGAAACGCCAGTTGCAATCGGCAAGCCAGTGCAGTTTGTTAATGTTCCGGAAGTCGGCGTACCGAGAATCGGAGTCACCATGACCATGCTGGTGCTGGTGCAGGCGCTGATGTTTCCGCTGGCCACTGTGCCCAGCGCAGGTGTCACCAATGCAGGGCTTGTGAATGTTCCGGTGCTGACTGTTGGATTGGTGATTGTCGGGGTTGTCAGCGTTGGGCTGATGTTGAAGACCAACACGCCTGTGCCCGTTTCATCGGTCATTGCTGCAAGCAAGTTCGCACTTGACGGGGTTGACATCCAGTTTTGCACGCCAGCGGCATATACCGTTTCAGCGTTGATCTGATACCAAGAGTTCGTAGGCTGGTAAAAGCGAATCGCTGTTGCCGTACCAGCTGCCAAGGATGTCACACTGCCATAGATAGCCGATGCGCCATTCAAAGCGAGCGTCAACGAGGTGATCTGTTGCGTGGTCGTGATCAGCACCGAAGTGCCGTCAGGCACGCCAGTGTTCAATGGCAGAGTGATCGTGCCAGTTGCCAGCGTGCTAGCGGGTTGCAGCAGCATCCACTGGTCGTTGCTGACAGGGGTTGGCACGGTGATGTTGAAGCCATTGCCAGGCACAAACAGATTCACCGCCAGCGTTGGCGAGGCGAAGCTCTGCTGGAAAAACGTCAACAAACTGCCAATGGATGTTCGGCGAGCATCGCCATTGTTGGGCGAGTAAACAGGTAACTGGTCGCCGCTTGAAATTGTGTTCAGGACTGGCAGTTGATTGATCGTTGGCATGATTGTCCTTAATAGTACTCAATAGGCCCATCAGGGCCAGCAGTGACTGGGTTGGCTGGTGGCCTAATAAACGGGTTGTCGTAGACCCGCCACGGCTTGTTGCCAGCACCGGCAGGCATGGTGGCCGGCAGTTGCTTCTCAAGCGGGAACGTGGCCCTTTGCAGCAGGATGTCATAGCCCTGCTTGGCCGTGGTCTTGGTCTCCATCATCACCTGCTTGCCGTAGGACGGAGCCAGCCTGATGCCCAAGGCACAAATGATGGCCTCATACGCCGAATCAGGTACGAGCGTTTCCTCATCAAGGTCGCTGTCCTGTGGGCTGGATGGCAATGGATAGCCCAGACGGATGCCCTTGGCGTTCCAATCTCCCATCATTGCGTCAAGGCGGCGCAGGGCGGATTCAAGCTGCTCGGGCTGTAGATCAAACACATAAGACGCAAGCCCGATTTCCTCGAAGGCGGCGCTTATGAATTGTCGTTTTGTGTAGCCCATGCTGCTTCCTCGATGTGTTTCAGAAGTGTCGCATCCGACCAGCGTTTTTCGACCTTTATCCCGATCGCTTTAGCCTGTTGCAACATTTCTTCGCGGGTTGGTGGGCCTTCTTCCACAGAGGTTTCAATCTCATGGACTTCCACAACCTGTCTGCCAATTGGCGATGGACGCACTTGCTTGATCGCTTTGCGCTCAATGGTCTGCGCTTTTTTCAGCTTGCGCTTTTGCAGCCGCAGCTCGCGCCACGGGGCAAGAGCTTTGGTCTTGACGATTGCGGCTGACTTGATCATTTTTTCATCGGTGCTTTGCTTGGCTTGCCTGCGGCTTTTGCCGACTTGCTTGCCATCCCAAGTGCCATCGCCACAGCTTGCTTTTGTGGCTTACCAGATTTCATTTCCATCTTGATATTTTTGGAAACGGTCTTGTCTGAATAACCTTTTTTCATTGGCATTTTGCGCTCCATGTAAAACAGGCCGACATCTCTGCCGGCCTGTCTTGTTTAACCGCCGATACGATAAACGATGAAGGTATCAGCCGCAGTCTTGCGAAGACGGAAGCGTGCAGATGCCCCAGACGTTGCAGCCGTTGTAGCAGCACCCACAATGGTCACGCCAGTGTTGACCGTGATGGTCAAAACAAACGCAGCCAGAGTGAGAACGGTGAAGTCGAACGAATCACCAATGGCCCATTCGGTCGCCAGGTCAAGGTTTGCACCCGTTGGCAGTTGGATGCTTCGAGCAGTCGTTGGCGTCGCCGTCACGATGCCAGTCAGCACGTTGGCTGCTGTGGCAATCATCGAGGCACCATCAGCTATGTCAGCAGGCGCACCCTGAGGCTGCCAGTTGCCATTGTTGTTGATGTCAGGTGCAACACCCACCGAGTAGTACGCACCCGATGCGCCGGCCTGAATGGTCACGTTGGTGGCATTGGTGAACGCGCCAGACACATAAGTGGTTTGACTTTCAACCACGGTCAACAAGTCTTGTGATTCAGGAAAGTTTGGATAACCAACTTCCTGAAACACGCTTGCTGGCGAGTATGCTTGAACGGCAATCTTCTCGCCTGCTGGCACGGTAACGGTAGCAGTACCTTGTGCAAAAATTACGTTGTAGCTCATGATGGCTCCTTATGCTTGATTGAACAGCAAGATACCAGACATTTCTGGTTGCTTGTTGACCACGCCGAACAAGGTATCGAGACGATACTTGGTCTTCATGGTGTTGACGTCGTACTGCTTTTGCATGACCAGCTCGATGCCTTGGTCGGTGCTTGCACGCATCACTGCGACACCAGCATCAGACGGGACAGCGTAACGGCCAGGCAGAATCTCCAGAGCATCCTTCTGCCAGAAGCAGTTCACCGGTGCAGTGGTGGTATTCAAGCGGTTGATGGTGCGACCAGCAGCAGCGGTGACGATGCAGTTCTGGTATTGCAACTCAGCGTCAGTGCCACCCTGTGCCGAGATGATCGGTGGGGTGATGACGCAAGTGGTTGCATTGGTCACGCTCACGACACGGAAGGTCTTCGAGAAACCCGTACCTTGCTTAGTGATGTGATGCACAGCCTCAACGCCTGTGATCTCGATGGCAGTACCAGCAGGCAGGTCGGTGGTGCTGGACACGGTAATCGTTTGGAAACGATTATCCACGTTGGCAGTTTCACCGGTCACCGCAGTCGAAGTTGCGACAGGAACATAGTAATTCAAAGCCGCAGCCAAAGTGCTCATCGTCGGATCAGCGCCAGTTGCGCCGGTGAGGCGATTGGCGTAGTCCAGCTTGTAGGTCTCAAAACCAGCGACCTGGCCGACGAACGAACGCTCGAAGGCGGTGTTGGA